AAGTGGCAACGGGTTTAAACTTTGTTGAGGCTGGGTTAATAGGAACGATAGGAGCTTTGAACATTGCAAAGATTGCTAACACACAATTCCAAGGTGGTGGAGATAGTGGCGGAGGCGGTGCAACAGCTACACCAACCGCACCACGAACACCAAGCTTTGATATTATACAAGCACAGCCACAAATGCAATTAGGAGCATTGCAACAACAACCCGTTAAAGCTTATGTAGTGAGTGGTGAAGTGTCAACAGCGCAAGCCTTAGATCGTAATAGGGTAAGAAATGCAACATTTTAATCAATTCTAAGTTATAAAGATATGCAGAACATAGAGCTAACAATTAAGGATGATGAGCAAGGGGTTTTCGCAATTTCATTAGTCGACAGGCCTGCCATAGAAGAACCGTTTATTTTCTTAAGTGAGATAAGTGTAGAATTGAAAGTAACCAACGATGAGAAACGTGAAGTTGTAGGATTGGCATTAGTTCCTAACAAACAGATTTACAGACGTATACAAGACAAAGAGTTTACGATTTCATTTAGTGAAGAAACCATTGCAAAGGTACAAGAACTTTATCTTAAAAAGAACTACAATAACAACGTAACCGTCGACCACGAGCATAGTGTTGAAGGGGTAAGTTTGATCGAAAGTTGGATCGTTGAGGATGAGAAATTCGATAAGTCAAACTTGTATAATCTAAATGCGGTTAAAGGTAGTTGGGTTGTTAAAATGAAGGTTTATAACGAAGAGGTTTGGCAACAAATTAAAGACGGTAAATTCAAGGGATTTAGTATCGAGGGTAAGTTTGACGGCTTAGACCAATTACAAGCTGAAAGTCATGAGGACATCGTAAACGAAATTAAGGAACTTTTAAAACAAATATAAAAATGGGAGTAACAATAATTGACAACACGCAAGTTATCAACAACGCAACTTGGAAAGTGCAACCTGATGTACTCACGGATGAAACAGGAATAGTAACGGAAAACGGAACGATCCATTACATTGATGGAAAGTTAAAGTATCATGTTGACGGCTCGATTAAAGAAGTCGGAGTTGGACAGGATTACGGTATTACTGTATTGGATAAGATTACAGCCGTTCCTGGTTCACCAACGGTAGGAGATAGGTATTTATACGCATCAGGAACCTATGCAGGAGTGATTGAATGGGATGGTACTTTTTGGGCTTATGTATTACAAAATTCAGCGGCAACAGTAGGCACGTTGGTAACAGCGGTTAAGAATAACACCACTTACAGATGGAATGGTACAAGTTGGGTAACGTACACGCAACAAAAAGTGATTGACCTAAGTTTGTCACGTAAAACTGATTCTTACACATTAGTAGCTGCTGACAACGGGCAAGTTGTTGAAATGAACAAGGCAACTGCTAACACTTTAACAGTGCCACAAAACATTTTTACAGCAGGTCAACAAGTGTTAATAACACAATACGGAGCAGGACAAACAACAATAGCAGCTGGTTCGGGTGTAACGTTAAGAAGTGACGGTGGCAAATTGAAAATCAATAGCCAATATTCGAGTGCTACTATTTTGTTTATCTCCGCAACGGAGGCTTATGTATTCGGAAATTTAGCATTATAATGAGCTTAATACCTTCGTTTATAAGGTTTAAAGAAGTCACTACCGCATTGGATAGTGACTCTTTATTTTTACAACCTATTGATTCAGATATACCTAAAAAAGTATCGTTGTCAAATTTCACGACCTATTTAGGTGATGAGGATAACGGTATTCTATTTGGTGGCACGGGTGCAGATGAGGACGTTTATAAGATTACAGGAGGTGTAGGCACGAGTATTAATTCAGATATATACAATTTATGAGCGATATAACAAAGAGAATAATAATTAAAAAGGGAGCGGGTGCGCCTACTATACCATCAAGCTCAGACCATAGGGATGGCACGTGGTTAGCAACGGACATTTATGAGGGTGAATTGTATTTAGATACGGTTGCTGGGCTTAATTACACACGTTACGGAAGTACAATAGTTGAGTTGTTTCCAACGTCTACGGGGTTAGCGGGTAATGAGTTTGTATTTGTGTTTTCAATATTAGACTTACCGACAGCAGTTAGTAGTGTGATAACATTAGAAGATAACATCACATACTTCATTACTAAAACAATTGATTTAGCAGGCGCACGTTTAGTAGGTGGGGTGAATAGTGTAATTATCGGAGGATCATCTGAGAATTGTATTTTGAAATCAACTGGTTTAAGTAGTTCGACTGCATTAATCACATCGGTTTATTCTTTGCCAATTCGTAACATAACTATCACACACGGCACGGCTTTGAATCTTGATGGTGACGGAACAACAACCGCATTGGATTGGTTTGGTGTGAATTTTACAGATTGCGCAACGGTTGGAACTATCAAAGACTACACAAACTTTGTGATGTCGGATAGTGCGTTCTTGAATAGTGGCAACTTAACTTTTGACGGTACTATTGGAACAATTGGAGTTAGTAACTCATTGTTTGATTGCGCTACAACTTCTACTGCCTTAATTTTACCAAGTACTTTAACGGTGTCACGTAGATTTAGAGTAATCTATTCGTCTTTTATTGCTTTGAGTGGTGAAACTGCTATAAGTGTAGATGCGAGCGCAACAATTTCAAGTGAGAGATATATTTTAGATACGGTAAACTTTAGCGGTGGTGGTACGTATACAAGCGGTGTTACCTATACGGATAACAAGGCTTTATTTGTCAATTGTGTAGGTATTACAAATACATCGACAAAGGGGTTCATGTATATGTTAAATAACACAACAGATACTTCAATCGGAGTAAGTAATGTTAACGTGTGGGTTAAAGCAAGTGGTACAACAACGAGCGGAACAAACTCAAAATTCACACATACTACTAATAGACTAACATACAATGGAGCGTTCACAAACTCTTTTTTAGTTACTCTAAATGTAACTGCAAGAAGTGCTGGTGTCAATCAAATAATAAGTATTGGTGTTGCTAAAAACGGAACGATAATAACAGAAAGTGAGGGGATAATTAGAACAACAACGTCTAATGTTGAGCATGGAGGAAGTACGCAAGCGGTTGTTGAATTAGTTGCGAATGACTACGTTGAATTGTACGTACGCAACACTTCGTCAACTGACATAAGGGTTACAGACTTCAATTTCAACGTGGTAAAAATACCCGTGTAATTTACAACAAAGCGACATTTAATAAGTTAATAAAATATGAATGAGATTAAGTACATTTTAGAGCAAATCAGGAAGACAAAAATTACGGTGCTAATCATTATCTTACTTGGTCTCATTCTTTTTTATTACAAGTCTTTAGTTACTAAGGTAGTAATAACCAAAATAGAGAAGGTTGACGAAGTGAAAAAAGACATTAATAATAATGTTTTGATTCAACAAATGCTTAACGAATTAATGTTTCAATACGGAGCGGATAGGGCTTATGTATTTCAATTTTCTAACAATGTAATGTACTACGATGGAACGCACAGAAACCATACGTCTATGAGCTTTGAAGTGTGTAGAAATGGTGTTAGCTATGAATCAAGAAACTTACAGAAGTTACCTGTTAGCCTATTCCCTTTGTTCTTACAGGAGGTTATGTTAGACAAATGCAAGTACACCGACATTAACAAGCTACAAGAAACATCCACAAGGTTAGCATTAAAGAAACAAGGTATTAAATCGCTTTGTGTTGCGCCTTACTTTAAAGATGGTTACTTCGTTGCTTACATTGGTTTAGACTTTGTTAAAGAACACAATAAATTAGATTTTGACTATAAGGATTTTAAACAGAAAACTAACGAAATAGGGAGTGTATTATGCGAATGAGAAAAGGAGGTAAAAAAGGTTGCCAATGCAAAGATGGCACGTACAGCAAAGAATGTTGTGATGGTCAATCACAAGGGATTGGAAGCACTGAGCAACAAGTAGTAAGTAATGTAAACCATACTATTGAAGTGAGGCAAATTACAACAGAAAGAGGTTAAATAAGTTATTAAAGAAAAACGTTTATGAATAAAGAAATAAAAGATGCGTTGAAAACTATCAAGACATTCTTAGGAATGGAAGTGAAGTTAGAGCAAATGAAATTGATTGATGGTAACACGGTTATCGAAGCGGACTCTTTCGAGCCTGGTGCAAGTGTTATGATTGTAGTTCCTGAGGGTGAACCAGTACCATTGGAAGTTGGAAAGTACGAACTTGAAGACGGTAGACTATTGGTAGTTGAAGAAAAAGGAATGATTGCTGCTATCGAGGAAATGCCTGCAGAATCAGAAGAAGAAGAAATGCCTGTTGAGGCTGATGTGACTCCAGAAGTTGAAGTTAAGCAACCTAAAAAAGTTGTGCAAATCACTGAGCAACACTTCGCAGAAATGGAGGCTAAAATTGCAGAGCTTGAAACTAAGTTAGCATCAATGACTCCTGAAGTAGTTGAAGAACAACCAACGGACGTAATCGAATTTAGCGCAGAGCCTAAACCGATTCAGTTCAACCCTGAGAACGTACAACCAATGGAGAGAATAGATTTAGCAATTAACACGCCTAAATCGTTAAGAGATAGAATTTTAGAAGAAGTATATAACAACAAATAAACAAATAAAAAATGGCTACAACAGTTAACATTTCAACTTCATATGCTGGACAGGATTCTAAGCTATGGGTAAAAGCTGCATTATTAAGCGGTAACACATTGGCAAATGGAGGTATGACTATCATTCCTAACATTGCTTACAAAACAACAATGCAGAAATTAAGCACGGATGGTCTTTTAAAAGATGCAACGTGTGACTTTACTGCACTTTCTACTGTAACACTTTCTGAAAGAAGTTTGACTTTAGAACCATTTCAAGTAAATTTACAATTGTGTAAGAAAGATTTTTATGCAACTTGGTCTGCTGAAGAAATGGGATTATCTGCTAATAAAGTTTTAGCTAAATCTTTTGTAGATTATTTCTTGGCTTATATTACTGAAAAAGTTGCTGAATCAGTTGAGGTTTCTATTTGGAGAGGTGCTAACGGTACAACAGGTCAAATTGATGGTATCATGACTTTGTTAACTGCTGACGCTGCTTTACCAACTGCAAACGAGGTTGCTGGTACAACTGTAACATCTTCAAACGTTGTTGCTGAATTAGGTAAAATTGTAGATGCAATTCCTGCTGCTTTGTATGGTGCACCTGACTTGAAAATTTACGTTTCTCAAAACATCGCTAAGGCTTATGTTAGAGCGCTTGGAGGTTTCTCAGTTGCGGCTACATCAAACAATGGTGTTGAAAACAAAGGTACACAATGGTACAATGGTCAAGGGTTAACTTTCGATGGTATTCCAATTTTCGTTGCTAACGGATTAGCTGCTAACACAGCAATTGCTGCTGAGACTTCTAACTTGTTCTTTGGTTGCGGTTTATTAAATGACACGAATGAAATCAAATTATTGGACATGTCGGAAATCGACGGTAGCATGAATGTAAGATTTGTGATGAGAGCGGGAATGGCTGTAAATTATCATTCAGTATCTGATATAGTTGTGTACGGTATCACAAATTCAGCTAACTAATTAACTAATTAATAACCAATTAAAGGGAGGGTATATTCCCTCCTTTTTTTTTAAACTTTAAATTATGGCTTGTAACTTAACCATAGGACGCGCGGAGGCGTGCAAAGAGGCAATCGGAGGACTGAAAGCCGTATACTTTATTAATTTTCAGATAGTTCCGTCTGATGTGACTTTCTCAAATGACTTAATCACAGCGGTGACAAACGTTGATAACTTATACAAATACGAGTTGAAATCGAATGAAAACGTATTTGACCAAGAAATAGTATCAAGCCGTGAAGCTGGTACAACTTTCTTCAGACAAACGTTAACAATTAAGTTGAAAAAACAGGACGCTACGACGCACAAAGAAATTAAACTTTTGGCCTATAGTCGACCTCACGTCCTAATTGAAAATAACAACGGGCAGTTTTTCTTAATGGGATTGTATAGAGGTGCTGATTTAACGGCGGGTAGTATTAATAATGGAGGAGCGCTTTCAGATTTTAATGGTTACAGCTTGACTTTTACCGCTGAAGAGGCTTTACCGGCACCATTCACGGATATTACAAGCTCAACTACTATCGTTTCTGATTGTTTCACGGGTGCAACTGTTGTAACTGCTTAACCATGGCTTGTTTAATAACTTCGGGACGCATAGAGCCGTGTAAGGATAGCCTTGGTGGATTGCGTAATGTATACTTCATCAATGAAGATATTGCAGCGAACTACATGTACAGGGAGTCAGTTCCAGGAGCTTATGTGGTCGATACTGATTTTAGCGAGTCAATTGACTACGTTAATTTTGTGGAGAAACTTTATAAGTTCGAGTTGAAATCTAACGAGAATGTTTACGACCAGGAGATAGTTACGTCACGTGAAAACGGCACTACATTCTTTCGTCAAACATTAACTATTAAACTAAAAAAACAGGACATAGCTACGCACAATGCTGTTAAAACATTAGCTTATGCAAAACCAAGGATTTTAGTTGAAAACAACGAAGGACAATTTTTCTTGGTTGGACTACTTAGAGGTTGTGATTTAACAGCAGGAAGTATAAATAATGGAGGGGCTTTGGGTGATTTTAGCGGTTATTCCATGACCTTCCAAGCGGAAGAGCTACTCCCGTCGCAATTCGTTGCAAGTGGTACAAGTGCGTTTTATTACGACATTGATCCATCAGGAGGACAAACAGCAAGTATAATAGTTACAAGTTAATTTTTCGGAGGGGTTTAATAGCCCCTCTTTTTTTTGCAACAAAAACACTCTTTTTTAGTTATACTATTAATGATAGTATTAACGACATCCACATCACCGCAAACGGTTTATTTTATCCCACGTGAAGGCACGGGTAATTCAGATAAGATATTTTTAACAGACGAACAAACAAACGTCACCACAACGATTAATATTACTACCTACGCAACGGGTGATTATTACCACACGGCAACGGCTACATTTGCATTAAAAGAAGGTCATACGTATATTTGTAAGATTGGAAAAACAAACGATATCCGATTCTATGGACGTGTATTTTGTACAGATAATCCAAGCTCGAATTTCACACAAACGGTAACAACCAACGAATTTATTATTTATGAATAACATTATACAACTATCTTCTTACACAGCGCCCGTAATTGTTGAGAATAACAAAAACGAATGGGTCGAATATGGTGAAGATAATAACTACTATCAATTCTTAATTGACAGATATAGTAATTCAGCAACGAATAACGCCGTAATTAATAACATTTGTAGATTAATATTCGGTCAAGGGTTAACAGCTACGGATAGCGCAATGAAGCCAAACGAATGGGCGCAATTACTATCTATTCTTAAGGAAGATGATTTAAGACGTATTATATTCGATTTGTACGCACTTGGTCAATGTGCCTTACAGATACACTATGACAAAGGACATAAGGCAATTACAAGGGCTTTTCACACACCTATTCAGTTGTTAAGACCTGAGAAGTGTAACCAAGACGGGGACATTGTAGGTTATTATTACTCTGACAATTGGAGCGACCCAAAGAAGTACGTACCTAAACGATTCGATGCTTTTGGAACTTCAAAAAAAGAAGTTGAGATTTTGTATCTAGCACCTTATTCTGCTGGTATGAAATACTTTTCAAATGTCGATTATCAAGGTGGGATTGATTACGCATATCTTGAAGAAAAAATAGCTGAATACCTTATTAATGAGGTTGAAAATTCCTTCGCTCCCACGAGTATCGTAAATTTTAACAATGGTACCCCAACCGACGAGATGAAGGACGAAATTTCTGCATCTGTTATTGGTAAATTAACGGGTTCAAAGGGTAAAAAAGTAGTAATATCATTTAACGAAAACGAGAATACTAAAACAACGGTAGACACTATACCTTTGCAAGACGCAGCAGACCATTATTCTTATTTGTCAGATGAATCAACAGCGAAAATATTACGTAGCCACAATGTAACTACACCTTTATTGTTTGGTGTAACTTCAGCAAGTGGATTTAGCTCAAATGCTGATGAAATGAAAACAGGTGCATTGTTATTTGAAAACATGGTAATCAAGCCAAAACAACAAATGATCGTTGAAATGGTTAAAAAGATACTTTCGTTTAATGGTGTTTCTTTGAACCTTAGATTTAAAACTTTGAATCCTTTACAAGGTGATGAGCCGCAGCCCGTACAAGAGGTAAAAATGAGCGCTCAGGATGAGTTAGACGTTGCGAAATATGGTGAGGACATTGATTTAGATGAATGGGTGTTGATTGATAGTCACGAGGTAGACTATGAGCTTGAAGAGGAATTGGACGAACAATTACGAAAACTTAACGAACCTACTAAATTGTCTAAGGTTCTAAACTTAGTAAAAACGGGTACAGCACGACCAAACGCAAAGAGCTTACAAGATGGTGAGCTTTTCAAACATAGATATAGATACGTTGGTGAAACATCGGATAAATCGAGATTGTTTTGTAAGAAAATGATTCAAGCTAACAAGGTTTACAGAAAAGAGGATATTGTAAGAATGAGCAGTGAAATTGTAAACCAAACAAGTACAAGAGCAGACGGAACAGAAGGCGGTTTTGGACCACGTGGGGCAACTACTTATGACATATGGTTATACAAAGGCGGT